GGCGGAAGAAACGGCATACAAGCCGCCGCCTTCGGTCGTGTACCACTTCTTTGTATTGGTTGAAGTCGGTATAGTAGCCGGGAAAATGCGTCTGTATTCCGGTTCGTTTATAATATCCTGCACGCCGCGCGAGTTGTCGCGGGCTAAGTCGTCGGAATAGGAAAGATGAATAAACTTAGCCTTCGGATTGATAGCCAGTCCTTCCGCTATAAAGTTCTTAACCGCTAATTCTGTCTTTCCGTATCGTGGTGCAATGTTTATGATAAGGCGCGTAATTTCCCCGCAAAGCACTTTGTCAAGCGCAGCAGCTATTTCCCTATGGTGTTTGCCTACAACAAACTTGCGCTTCTGCCTTATCTTGAAGAAGTATCGCGTAAAGTTTAACGTACCCTGCAAAACAAAGGTACGTATTACGTCTATATCCCTTATCGTTTTAGCACTCACTATCCAGCTTTTTAAATAGTTCCTTAGCTTCTTCCTTCGTCAATGTACGGGCGGGTGGTATAAGGTCTTTTCCATCCTTCCCGGTAACTTCCGCGTTTTGTCGGTTGCGCCAGCGTTCCGGTTCTGCGTTGGTAAGCGTGAATATTATTGCCGCTGTGTCCGGCTGGAAATGCTTATCTACTGTCTTTTTCTCCTTTATACGCGGTATTTCATTCCCGTTTACATCAAACTTGCCGCTTCCTACGGTTACTATATGCTTTTCCTGCACCGTATAGCCTTGTATCTTTTTTAAAAGGCTTCGTTTTGCTTCTGTGGCAAAGAAGGCTAAACGTTTATCTTCTGCCTTTTCTAATGCTTCGCAAAACTCGCTTTTATCATTCTTCCAACGGTAGAAGGTCGCTTCGTCAATGCCAACGGCGCGGCAAAGTTCCGGGACGCTGTAAGTGTCCTTTGCTACAAGCTCACAAATACGCTCTACTATTTTGGGCGTGTATTTGGTCTTTCTGCCTTTCTTTGCCGTATTATTGTTACCTTCCTTAGAGTTCATGACTTACGTTATTATTGTGGTAATTCGTCGCTTATATGAAGTTCCCCGAAATCTTCTTTAATGTTCTTCGGGTCGCCTTTGTAGAATACTAATACATCATCGTGCAGGTTACTGTTTTCCCGGCTCTTGTTGAATATCTCCAACGCCTTTTTAACCTGCAACTCTTCAAAACTATCTATCGTTTCCTCTACGCTGCCTTTACAGAAAACCAGCACGTTTTGATGAACCTTTCCTACCTTGCGCGTACCGTTGAACTGCCGCCGTACTCTTATTGCAAGGCTGGTTATTTGGTTTACAAGGATAAGGGAATTGTAATAATGAAGACCGCACCCCGTAAATGCTTCTATTGTGTGGCTTACAAAGTTTCTGTAAATGCCCTTCTTATCCCGTATATCCCCAACGACAAAAACCGCGAAACGGTTATTTTTTAACCGGGTGCAGGATTGCTTTATAATACGTTTGTACGCTTCAATGAATTGCGCATAGTCCATGTTTGAAATATCGCGCGGGTCATTGCTATATACTTCCAAATCCGCGTAGGGCGGGCAGGAAAAAATCATATCGAAATCTCCACTTATCCCGTTCGTGCTAAGAACGTCTTCAAGCTGGGAACTATCGCCTACCGTCCATTGGGGAAAGAATGGGCAACTTACACCTAATACTTCTTCCGCGTTTGTTCTGTTGGCTCTAATTTGGGCTTCGCTCAAATCATTGCCGACGTAAGGCATGTTCAACTTTGCCGCTACTATGCCGCGAACGCTTCCGCCTGCGAACGGGTCTAATATCCGTCCGCCTTCAATGTTGAACCAACGGTAAGAAAGTTCGGTTAATACCGGGTCGAATATGCTTGTAGTAGTCATTGTTTTAAGCCCTAAACGCTCCATTTCCGCTATCACTTCTTCCGTCTGTGGTTCTCTGCCTAAAGTTTCGCGTAATGCGTTCTTGGTATCGTAAAATATTGGCGGTTGCGCTGTCTTTGCAAAAGTCAAATCTTCGCTTCTACCTTCGTCGCTTTTTATGCCTATTTCCAGCCATGCCCGGCGGCGTTCCTGCCATTCGGCGGTACGGGTATTCAATACAGAAAACGGCGGCAAAATAAAGTCGTCTTTAAGGCGTTTAAGTTGTTTTTCCGGATTTTCATCCCCTTCGCTGTCTTCCCCAAAATCTACCGGAACGCCCCATGCTTCGTTATCTATACCGAACTCTTCTTTTGCCTTAGCTATGGCTTCTTCGTCCCAATCAAGATTAGCGGCGGCTGTCGCGTTGTCTGCTAACGCAAGTTCGCGCCCTTCCTTTGTATCTAAGTCTATATCGTTGCGCTTTACGGCTACAAGTTCGTTTCCGGTTGTTTCGACTATAATAACATCTTCCATGCCTGCACTTGCAAAGCCTTCGGTAGTCTTGTTTCCGGCTATAATCTTGTTGTTTTTGTCGAGCAGGATTGAACGCCCCGCGCCGAATGTGCGCAGGCTTTTTTCTATCATGCTTTGCCCGAACTGCGTACCCTTGTTGAAATTCAAGTCGTCCGGTATAAGGTCTTCTATTTTTGTCTTTTTAATCTTTGCCATATTAAATCGTTTTTAATAAAAAAGGGCGTGGTCTTTTACGCCGCGCCCCGCTTCGGCTCTTAGCCGTTGCTATCAGCTATATGATGCTTTTGTAAAGCCTGAATAAACAAACCAACAACGGCGGTAACGCGACCCGGCGAACAATCCCCGTTATTGCCCTCGTTTTGGTTTTGCTGCAAAAATAAAAGGTTTAGCGTATTAAAGTGATACGCTAAACCCTAAAATACTTCGCCAAAACTTCACGCTCCCTACTTTTTCGGGAATAAGTAACTTATTACTTCTTTTCTGAAATCATCGAAAGAACGGCAAATAACATACTTGTTTCCGGCGGCTTCCGCTGCCTTCTGCCATTGCTTTTGTGTTTCGCGCTGTGTACTGCCCTTTTCTTCGGTCTTGAACTCAATACAAAGGGAAGCAAAGCCGCCCGAAGGTTTTAACAGTATCATGTCGGCTACCCCGGCTGTAACACCTTCGCCCTTCAATATCCCGGCTTCCCGTTTGTTCCGCGCTCCGCCGTTGGGTACTGCAAAAAGTAGTAATCCAATTTCCGGGAACTGCAAACGGAACCACTTAACGCAACTTTGTTGTATTTGGCTTTCTATATGCCTGGACTTTTTCCGGGTAGTAGTCTTATTGGCTATCGCCTTCATTTCCTCAAATGTCATTTCCCGCCGCTTTTTCGTTAGCCTTTTCCGCTGCTTTTCGGGCGCGTTCCTGCTGGTTAAGGAAAACAACCCGTCGGACGGCTTCAAAAACAATGTTCGCCACTACATCGCGTTGCCCGCGTGATAGTTGGCTTTCCTTGTTGGCTATCTTCGGGAACTCCGAAAGGATGAAGGAAAGCGAAAGGTTGCCTTCGTCCATCAACCGAATAACCGGGGAAGATTTTAACTGTGCCCCGCCTATCTGTACATTTCTGCGGGCTTCTCTTGTTTCTGTTATAATGTTTTCTACCTGCGTATTGAACTTCTTATCTTCCAATATACGCGCGTCAATCTCTACATTAACCATAATGCTAATTTTTATTTTTACGTTTTACATCAATCCAAGCCGTCACTATTGCGCTGGCAAAATTTGCTATGCTGACTACTATAAGTATTCTTGTAAGCCAATCTATTTTTGCTTCGTGAGCCAACAAGCACGCAATAAGCGAAAGCCAGAATGTTATTTCCTCAAATTGGTAACTTTTCATCGAATAGCCTTTAATCGTTACTACTACGGTTTAATAAATCTTCGTCAAAAGCCCCGAAAAGCGAAGTTTGCCGGGCTTTTTCCTTCTCGCTTAGAAGTTGTTCTACCCGCTTTATTTCCGTGTCTATTTCGGCTTCTAATTGCTTCGATTTGCTTAGCGCGGAAGGTGCGCGGAAACGGAAGTATTCTTTTTGTGCCTTCCGCATCTCTACAACTTTGTCGTAAAACTCCTTTGGGGTCATAACTGTGCAAATAAATTTTGTTGTATTCCCTTCTTCGCGGTTCTTGCGTAAATCGGGCATTTGTTCCGATAGGCGCAAGCCCCTAACTTGGCTTCGTCAAATCGTTGCTCCCAAAGTTCCGCATAGGCTTCCGTTCCCGGTTCTGCTTCTGTGTTTAGGAAGGCTAACAACTTCATGCAGAAAAAGCCGCGTTCTTTGGTCTTTTCGCCGTATATCTCTACCAAACCGTTACCGTTTACTTTCATTTCCCTGCTATTTTTTGTTCCACCTTTGTTCTTAATCTCGCTTCTGCATCGGCTACGTTCTTTCTCGCACGCTCCAGCTTTCTCCGAACTTTAACTAACTGCGGGTCGTTGGTTTCGTCAAAGAACAAATTACCTTTGTTTGCTTCGATGTAGTCTTTTATCCTATTTTCTTGTAAGGTTATTCGCCCCTTCAATGCGGTTAGTCTTGATAAATCGGAATTAAAGCCGTATGTTTCTCCGCTTGTTTTATCATAAAAAGACAATGTCTCATATATATGTGCTCGCGGGTCTGTACACGTTAATTTAGCCATGCGCCAATTTATAACCCACCGTCGCCGCTGTAAGATTTCGCGGGGTAGGTCGTAACGGTGTAATACAACTTTTTTGCCGTTTACCTTCTTGCAAATACAAAGTACACAATACACTTTTATGCCTAATTCCCGTTCTGCCTTTGCGTATGCTTTTACAATTTCCTCCCAACTTTCGCCGATACCTTTTTCTTGTGCCATAAGCTAATATCTGAACGTTGTAAATTGAATAATAGCAAAGGTTAGCGCGTTTTCCTGCGCCTTATCGAATACCGGGATAAACCATGCTGCAAATTCCGAAGGTGTCAGCCCGTCGTTACGCGCCAAATCTTCCAACTTAACCGGGTGTCCTTCAACTTCTGCGGTAAAGTTTAAACCGTTCCTTCGTAATATCAAAGGCTGAACTATGCACATGTTAGCCGGAACTTCTAAAATACTTTCCTGCGGGCTTCTATACGGTTTGTCTGCCCATTGTCGTAGGCATAACGTACCGCTTTTTTCCTGCAAGGCGGTTATTTTTTTCTTCCAATACTCATAATTGCATCGGCATGTGTGCCGCTTTTGACCGTTAAGAACCTTCGCCTTAAAATCGGTTGCTTCGCCTGCCCGGAAATGTGCCGGGAAGAACTTCTTACTTAATAATACTACTGCTTTCATTATCGGTCTGTTGGGTTGCGTCGGGCTGTATGAATAAATCCGACTTGTTTATAGTTATAAAAATGGGTTGCAGCGGTTGGTTGAAGGTTAGAAGGCTTACCCATAATTCGCCCGTTTTGGCTATTTTTTTTCGTTCCGCTTCGTCTAATTCAAAACAGAAAATAGCCTGCCCTTCTTTCGTTTTATGTGCTGGCAATGGCTTGTATTCGGGTTGTCCCTCGCCGTAAACTACGTTTGCTTCTTGAAATTTTTTTGGTTTCATTGTCTTACTACTTTTAAAGTTTGTATAGTTCTTTATTTTTCTTGTTTTTCAGAATGGGTTGATATATATTTCTGTTCTGTTTTCATCAATATATCAACCAGCTTATGTTCTTCAAGAAAATGCGCCTTATCTTCATCTGTAGAGCATGAATGGAACTGACTTAAATAACCTTGTGTCGTCGCTTTTAAAATAGTCTGTAAATCGTTGTTTTCCCAACAATATGGGCAAACGTAGAACACCCCGTATTTATCGGTAATGTCTATATGTTCATGACTGCAAACCGACCAAGGCAAATTACAAATCCCGCAACAACTTTCAGAACGGTAAATTTGCTTATAGGCTGAAACGACAAAAGGCAATCTTTTTATTTCTTCTTTTCTATTCATTTTTCTGTTAGCTGAATATTTTTAAAAAGGAAGATCATCTTTTTCGTTTTCTGGTGGAAACGGCGACGCACTTCCCGCCGGGGTATAGGTTGGTGGCGTGCTGGTAGTAGCTGGCTGTTGCTGCTCGTTTTGTGTTTCCTGCTTACTGCCTAATAGTTGAAGTTCACGCACAAGGCAATTAACACCCGCTTGTACTCCGTTCCCGGAATTGAATGTTTTAACGGAAAGGCTACCGCGTACATATACCTGCGTTCCCTTCTTCAAATAACTTACTACGGAACTTTCGCCGGGCTTTAGGCAGCTAACCCACGTTGTCCGGCTGTGCTGGTTGCCCTGTCCGTCTTTATAGCGTTCTGTACTCGCAACGTTGAAAGCAATAAACTTTTGCCCGTTGAACTCTTTAATTTCTGCATCGTTGCCGATGTTTCCTATTACTGTTACTGCTAACATAAATGTTTAATTTTATGGTTAATATATTCTTGCCATTCCGGGGTTATAACGTCCATCACGTCTTTTCCCGGATTATTTTCTTGCCAAACTTGTGCTTCCCTTACCATTTCGTTTGCAACCTCGGTAGGGGTTCTTAACCCGGTTACGTCCATCAAAAAGCTACAATCCGGTATAGGTACTATTTCCTCAATAAAATCAAATGTCAGTTGCTCCATGCCGTCTTTCTTATCCTATTGCGCTATAATAGGCTACGTGTATCACGTCGTACATCTTTCCTACTATCGCAAATTGAAAATTACTATCTGCGTTCGGTTGAACGTTGGGAATGTTTATAAATTCGTAAGTGTACCCTTCAACGGTATAGGCGGCTATTTCCCGGTTGCTTTTAGCGAAGGCTGTTAAGCTACTCATCAATAGCTTATAGTAGTCTTCCCCGAAAGCCTTTATTAGCTTGCTTTTATTTCTTAGTGCAAATCTCATAGCGAAAAACCGTCTTATTTTAATACGTCTTTTGGAACACTTAACTTTTTACTCAATAGGGTAGCAACCTTTTCGGCTGCTGCGCGAAACTCTTTGTTATACTTGTATTCGCTATCGTACCGCCGAAGGTAATAACATATCGTACTTTGGTCGTGTAAGGTTTCTTCCGCTATACGTTGGGTATTCTCGCCGCGTTTTTTGCAATGATGCGCGTAAATCATCCGGGCGTAAACGTGCCAGCGGTTACGGCTGTCTTCTGAAATGGAAGCGAAGCTAACCCCCATAGCTGTAAGTATAGCCGTCTTTATATCCCGGTGTTTGGGTGGTTTCTCATAGTTTATAATCAGTCCCAAACCTTCGGCTATGTACAGTTCCAGCCCTGCGCCCGTGCTGCGTTCCCAATTAGAAAGCATATAAATCGCGTCGCAATCAAGCAAAAGGCGAATATCCACCTTCATTTGTTCGTGCCAGCGCGAACCCGGCTTTAATTCGTACCGCAATGGGTTTACAACCTCGTAACCCTTTGCCATAAGTTCCGCTTCCGCCTTGCTGAACCTTTCCACGTATTCAGCTACCGGAAGTCCGGTTATCTGTCCCGAAATATAAACTTTGTGCTTCTTCATGTCTTCTATGTTTTTTTGCCCGTTAAGGCGTTATTATATTGTTTCCCTTACATCTTACTGTCTGAAATACGATAGTTGAAAATCGTGGTTCATTTGTACGCCTATCGCGATGTTAGCCTTGTTAGTCTTGGTCGGTAACTTGAATTATCGAAGCCTATAAGGTCGAACATCTCTATAAATCGGTCGGCTACGCGAACCCCGTAACGCTTGGCTATATCTTCGTCGCCTTCCAAGTTTGAGGTTATAATCGTAAATAGCTGGCGGTCGTAACGATGGTATAGCAAATCTACCAACGGGCTAACCTCGTTTCCCCAAACCTTTAGGCTTGCTGGTTCTGTCCCTACGTCATCAATGCAAAGAAGCTCGGTATTCTTCAAATCCGCTAAAAGTTCCTGCTTTTCGCCTTTTGCTGCTTCTGTAAGTGCGGAAGCTGGAATAAAGGAAACACCTTTACGCTCAAACGATATATCGCTGTGGTAAATCGTGTTTATTAGCTGGGAAATTGCACGCGCTAATGTTGTCTTTCCGCATCCGGGTGTTCCGTACATGAATAACCCCGGTTTCATGCTTTCGCCAACAAGCCAACGCGCCGCCATTGTAAGGTGTTGCCTTGTCGCTTCGTCTTCTTGGTAGGTATAACCCCGGTTTTCAACTTGGAAACGGTAACATTCGCGTAGCATGGCGGGTACGTCCTGCGTATAACGGTCAATCCTAAAGCGTGCTACGGCGGGGCTTCTTTTGCGTAGTAGGTTCGCAAATGCCGCTATATCTATTCGTTGTATCGGTTGCTCCTGCTTTTTGTTCTCTGTTGTTCCCATTGTCTTTCCTTATTTTAATTCTTAGATGATTAATCAAATGCCGCGCCCATTCGGTATAATTTATGTGGGTATCTCCGGTTAGTTCCCATTCATCTATAACTTCTTCGGCTTCCTTGCGCAATCGTTCGGGAGTGACATAAAGTTGCATGCAAATGGTTTCTATCTGCGCCCTTTTGTTTTCGCTGAAAAATTCGGTTAGGAACTTACGGTTTTCGGTTTCCTTGCCGTTTGTGCTTTCTCTCTCGCGCACACCATCAAGAAGAGCAGGAGAAGGATATTTATTAATCATATCAATATCATTACATATCATATCAATGTTGTTTTCGGTTGTTTTCGCTTGTTTTTTCAACCCTTCGGTTGTTTCGGTTGAAAAATCAACCGCCCGGTTGTTTTCGGTTGTTTTGGCTAATTGTATGTTTTTGTTTGCACTGTGCTAATTATTTGATACCTTTGCGCTTGTTATCGGGGAGAAATCCGGTAATGAATGGAAAGCGTTAGGTCTTTATATTTGAAAATCGCCAAATTAACAAATAACGAAAAGAGCCTTTTAACGCGCTGGTGTCGTATATCCATGCTTGATATATCGGCTAAGCGCGGCTATACGGTTTATTTTCGTTGGGCGTTTGGCGATGCCTCAAATATGTAAACCTATATAGTCCGCGCTTTCTTTATGTAGTAAAGTGTAACATCTGCTTCGGGCGGTGGGTGCAAAGTTAGCCTCAAATCCGCAACCTATAGGGTTTAGTGGGATTTTGCTTGCAAAGCGACAAAATTCATTTTATTGTACATATTTCTTGCACAACAGAAATGTCGCAGACACAAAATCCCCTTACCCCATAAAGCGACTTGAGGTAATACGCTGGTTTAACCAGAAAAGCATGGTCTTTAACCAAAGTCTGTCTTGAACAGGTTGGCATAAGCATTGTTGTCTGAGTAAATGTTCAATACATGCCTACGTGATGTCTTAATCCATTTCGCAGGAACAGAGATGAACTTGAAAACAAAGGTCTTGATTCTGCTGGTGGCACGCAATCCAAATTCATGGGTTTTCAATCTCTGCATAATAGCTTTGTAGAAGTTTCTGATGAGAGCTGTCATAAGCAGGAATACAGTATTCTGTGCCATGAACGATTTTGGCAATCGATTCCAGCCAAAGCCATTGTTCATGTCATCGAAGATGCGTTCCTTGCCACCACGAAGATTGTAGAATTCCACGATGTCTCTTGCACTCGACTTGTAATCGTTAGTCAGTATACATCTGTAGGTATATTCGCCTTCCCAAATGTCAAGGTATCCATCTATTCGCCTTTGTCTCTGTATGACAAGACGATACGGTTTTCCTTTCCATTTCTCAACAAGGATAGAATTCAACTCAAACTCAATACCGTTGATTTCAACAGTTTTCCATCCAGTTAAGGCAAACATGGAATCGTAGAAAGAAGAGCATCTGTTGGCACGAATATAAAAATGCCTGCAATGAGCCTCTACCATATCTACGATTTCCTCCGAACATGAGCCGCAATCCATGCGGGCACGAGAAATATATATTTCCGAAGCCTCCAATCGCTTGAAGATTCTTTCCAAAGTATCTTTTTGGTTGAAGCGCACGTTTGTGTTGCCGTCTCTATTTTCAATACCAACAATCATGTCGTTAATGACAGCTACACCTGGACTATAGCCCAAGAACTTCTTGTAGGTTGGTTTTGCATCATACTTCTCTGTTTCAATGAACTGATGGTCAAAGTCAAAATCATACTCTTGATCGGATTTCAATTGACCAGTAGCAAGCAGGGCATTGACCAGTAAGCAGTTCATCTTGTCTGCAGTATTGAAATCATAGGATTTGCCAGAAGCAGACTTATAGGTGATGCTCTTAAAAGTCAGTTCTTCGATAGCACGTAATATGGTGTCTGCGCTGCAAGTGCGAAGAGTTGGATGAAGAGACAAATGTTTCATCAGGTGAGTTGTAACATCCTCAATACATGAGCCACCACAAAGATATACGCACATCAGAGAGCGTAGAATCTCGCTATATTGATAACCAAACATAGTGCATCTCAATCCCAAGGTGGAATCTATGGTTTGAGCTAAAAGAGCATCAAATTGCTCCATAATCGAAAAAATTCCCCCAAAAGGAGTGAGTTTCTCAGATTTTATTTGTATCTTTGCCATGTCATATTAGAGTTTTGCTTGTCTTCTTTTCGCAACACTAAGGTAAGTGAAAATTCTGACATGGCAAAATCCTGGGTAACTTTTTGTTTCTCAGGCACTTATAAATAATGTTAAATATAGTGTTGCGGAATTAAGGGTTAGCAAATAAAATGAAGAAGTTATTACTTTCCTTCCTGCTCCTTCCGGGTTTGTTACTTTCCGGTTGCTCAACCTCAAGTAATGAACCCGAAGAAGAACCAAACTACCTTTCTACAACCG